GAAACTTGGCCAGCCTCATGAGTCTGGAAAATCTGCCTGAACGGATCGAAGCACATTTTGGCTCAACACCAGAAGCGTGGAATCTGTATATGTCTTTATTTGAAGCATATCGCACATCAGATCAAGGCGATTTCTGGGCGTTTTTCTACCAGTGCTGGAATATTCTACCTCTGAGTCTGAAACTCAAACTAAAACATATTAGTATGCGTTTATCTGAAGAGGCGCCTACTGATGCCCAGCCAATTGATATTGATAAGATGCGTTATACACCTGTTCTTACAAAACAATCTGCTATGTTTAATGCGTGGAAATTACTATGCGAACTCTCAGATACTCACAAAGCACCTGTTAGAATGTCTCCTATGTATGCAAATACAGAACTTGCCAGAGGCGGGATAAAACCCGATAGAATTCGCCGCTTAGAGGCGATTTCTATCCAGAAACTGTATAACAGTTTAGCCTAACTAATTTAAAATAAATACTCATAGTATATGAAAGGATTAAATTCATTTATTGCTACAATGATATTTTACATAGTCTTATCCTATGTACTCATGCCGTTAGTTTTCTTTTATTTTGTTGAAAAAACACTCATGAGTGCCGGCAATGGTTTTGTTGCGGGAAGTATTTTATCAGTCCTCCTTTGGTTTTCATTCCGCTCTTCTATTATCTAGACAGCATTATCCATCTCATCTGAATGGACTAACTTATAAACACTCAGAGGCTCCTTCCGTCCAAGACGATAGGCGCGTCCGAGAATCTGCTTTTCCTCTTCTATATTCATCGAATGAAGAAGAATAATATGCGTGGCTGCTGTAATTGTAAGTCCAGCGCCTGCATGTGTACTGTTGAGTAAAAGACAACGCAAATCTCCACGTTGGAACATATTCAATGTACTCTGAATCATGTCTTTTGACCCCTTTACTTCTCGTACACCCAGAATACCTACACCCTCTAATTCCGCAGTGATCTGAAGAAAAGGATTATCATAGCGACTAAATACCAAGAATTTTCCAGTTGGATTTTCCTTGAATAAATTAATCAGTGCCTCCTTCTTAAGAGGTGGTTGGTGAACTTCCTCCTTCGGTTTTACAGTTTCCATCACATTTGTCTCAGTAATTCTCTTGAGTTCAGTAGGATTTGTAATCTTGCGACACAAAGGACAGTCAAGTTTACGCGCTAGACTCTGAAGCATACACGCAGCACAAAAAATACGCTGGCAGCATTTTGTAAGAACAGCATCTTGGGGTTCATCAAAACAGATAGGACACACTTCCTTTTGATAATTTTCAATACGCTCTTTAATACTACTGATCTGTTCTTCCAGATGAGAAATTTTTGACCTAATGACTGTGAGAGCATCTTCTTTCGCCTGGGGCGTAGAATACTCTCTTTCAGCCTTATAAGCATAATCACGTCGCAGTTGCGCAAGTGCTTTTATTCTATTTTCAGTTACAGCATCAACTAAACTGGTTGTTTGCTCAGATCCGACACCCAGTAATTGGAGTGCTGACTGAATATCTCCAGCGTGTAAGAAATTTCTCACTTCACTTGAAATAACACCAGATACAACTTGATATGAAATAGGGGATCTACATAAGATAGTATGACGATGAAGAGGTGGTAGAGAGATAGATTCAGCAATAAATTTAGAACTACAGCGAATTACAAGATGCCCGCGAAGAGGATGATTTGGAAGTAGTATACGTCTAAAGAACGGAGCAGATACAATATGATACCGAAATGTATAATAAGGATTGCGACTTGCATAATTAGAACGGAATTGTTCTGTAAAATCTGGATGATACTTTGACCCTTCTGAAAATACATGTGTTTGTAATAAATGATAACCAATCCACAGATTGATTCCAGGATACAGTAGATTCGGCCAACTGGCGCTGACTAACCAGAGGAATTTTGTCTGGGGCAGTGGAAGTGAGCCTGGTATATGAATTGAGTCGGCTTCATCTATATAAACACGTTTAAATCTTACAATTTCAGACGTTTTATTTATAAAATCTCTGTACAATGTATTTGAAATTAAAATAACATCTGCTTCATTTACATTCGTCCAGAACTTACCCTCTAAATTACGCTTAGTTGTTACATAAAATGCTTTTAAATTCGTCTGGTCTTTGATATAACCGCACCACTGTCTATAAAGAGTATGAGGAACAATAATTAGACAAGCATTACAGTCAGACAAATCAGTATATGTCTGCTTTTCCATGCTATATAAATAAGGAGAGGAAGGCATAGAAAGACGTGGCATCTTAGGTGAAAAGGCTGTAGCCGCCTTCAAATGTGCTATTTGGCCAAGAATAGAGAGACTTTTTCCAACACCAACACCATCTCCTAGAATAGACCAAGATCCATAGAGTGTCTGTCCAGAAATATCCATTCCAGATGAAAGTCGCTTTTCCTGGTCGAGCATCGAATGAACTGCAGCAGCCTGATGAGCACGAAGAGGAACTTTCAAATGAATATTCGCTGTTTCAACGCGCAGTGCTTCATTTGTTAACTCATTTATATATGGCTGGTTTAATATTTTTAAAGCAACTGAACTTTGTTCTGTAATAAAGGTACTCATACACTAAACGGAATGTCTGTTTATCGTTTAGACCTTTAAAATCAGGCAGTGGCAAAAAATTCGCGAAGTTCAGAATCCTTAATAAACTCTCTTAATTTTGCTGTTGTCTTCTTAACAAAAGGATTTGGCTCATCGCGCATCTTCTTCTTATCAAAAGTATTTTCACTATGGCTCATGACAAGCATAACACGTCTAGGGTCAAGTTGGATCATAGGATTCTTATAATTTTCAAGAAAAGATCGCTCTTCAGCATGTGTTACTGTCTCATCATATAGATGTGTATTAGCATAGGATTTACGCCAAGCCATTGTACCATTTGTTGCATGATTTGCATGATAGGGTCCTAACTTATAAATTTCCATATTATCTGAATAATACATGAAGATTTCAGAACTACCTGCCAATTCAATAGTTGGTCGCCTTTTAAAAGCAGTTACAGCAGAAGATACGCGTTCTGGAAAATAGAAATCATCATCGTCCATAGCAACTATGATTTCCCCCTTTGACTCCTGATTCAGACGATTTCTCTTGGCGCCAATATTCTTCTTCTCTTCATCATAAATATAACGTAAATTCGGTAGTTTAGATATATGCTCTAAAAATATATCTTCCACTTTATCACTTCCATCATCAAGAACAATCCATTCCATACGATTATGTGGATATGTCTGTGACAAAAAACACTTAATTAGACTAGGTATGAATTTTCTTCTATTGTACGTCGGTGTAATCACCGATACAAAAGGAAAATTAACTTCATAAGTAGTCTTCTTCTCGGCCATCTGTAGTTTCTACGCGAGATTTTATTAGGCCGCCACAAGGGCTCCGCTTATGCCGCTCCGCTTATGCCGCTGCATTTTTACTGATAGTCTCCATTAAAGAGGTTACAACAGGTGCCGGCGCCACTTGAGCCACATTACTAGCAATTACAGCCTGAACTGCTGCTTCAGGTAAAGCAGTTGCTTCAGCCACAAACTGAACAGGCAAGGGTTCGACAAAAAGTGATTTATATGAAAAAAGACCCACTGAAGTACCTTCAACTAGAGGCGCCAAGACTGAATGAAATTTAAATGGTTTATTTTCTATATAATTCTTTATAGCAAATATATATGAAATAGGAAATAATATAGATCCATAGATAAAATAATAGAATCTCATATAAGGTGGTAATTCAATTGCTCCATTACTAGCAAGAGATCCACCAACTAGTCCTAGAATAAGTATTATAAGCCAAAATGTGATTATTTTTACTTTTTTGTATAACTTACTTGCAAGTTTAGTCATTGAAACTTCCCCCTTTGCCTCAGACGCTAATTTTGCCTTTTTTTTCTGTTCCGTTTCAGCCTTCTTTGCTACACCCTCTTCCTGCGCAGTCTGTACAAGATTATTTATTTTTGCTGATATTTCTGCCTTTTTTCCTAGGATCGCACTAGGACTTAGACCAGATGATGATGACGTAAATGACTTGGATTCTGCAAGTAACTTATCAAGTTCAGCCTTCGTAGAATCACTGACACCGGGAATTTTATTAATGATTGCCTTTGTACTATCTGCCTTTGATACAACATCTCGCAAACTATTCATCGAATCTTCTGCCTTCTTACGAAAATCGGCAAATAGAGTATCTGCTTTTGGATCATAAAGAGATGAAAATATTTTATTACCTAGTAGACTCGTAATGTCCATCTGGCCCCCTATTCTAATGATAAGTATTATTTAGAGCGCGTACTTCAAACCGCCCATACCTGATGCGACTTCAAAGAAATTTATATTCTCTACATAAATCTGTAAATTATATGTGTAATTTGTATCTACAGGAAGAGGATATACATCGACTTCCACTTGGAAATTACGAATACGACTTGCGTTTATACTTCCTGATGGCTGTGTCGTTGAAGTATGAAGAGCAAAGGTATAAATAGGAATGAGCGTCTTAGGAGAACCTGATATATATTTAAACGGAGTAATCTTCGTAAAATAATCAATCGGCTTCTCCTCTTGAATTTCATTTCCATCACACAACACTCGTAAGTTGCGAAGAATATTCATCTGTCCTTGGGGTATTAGTAAACCAGATGAAAATGCGCTTGTATTAATTGGTGTTTGTCCTGGTGTAGGCAGATAAGGTGGATGCGGAAAATTCCACCAGTTTGTAAAGTTTGAGAAATCATTACGTGCTGCATTATCAGATCGTTGAGGAATAAATAGGAGACGAGTAATTGGATTATGAGTCTCTAAATCTAGTAGTTGCCGATTACTTAGTCCAAGAAATGGATAGGATGTAACTTGATAAAAAAGATAAGAAAGTTGCGTTGTAGCAAATATAGTTTGTTCCTCTTTTGGAAGATATACATATGTTGATTGAATACGAGGATTGATAAACCAAGAATTCAGCGCAGGAACACTGGATCCAAAATCAGTTAGAAAGTTTCGGATTTGGCCAGATAAATCTGTGGTGGTTCCATAACTGGGATTGTTTGTACGAATTGATTTTACATCAGATGCCATCCTCATATTTGGTGATACGCGAAATCCTGATATATCCAGATATGTATACAGTTGTTCAATCGGATTTAGCGTGATCTGTACTTCGCAATCGTGAAGTTGTAGGCCAACAAGAGGAAGTGCTTGTGTACTTGTCTCTGTAAACCAGAATGGAAGAGGCACGTGGATATCCTGTCCAAAAATAGAGGGGCGATTCGCTTGTCCTGATGGATATACGCTCGGATACCCTGTTGAATTGAGACCGCCAGCATAGATCCCTTTTGAAGGATCGACTAATTCATTTGTATCGCCAACAAGAATCCTCCATTTTTCAAACTTATCTACATCATAATCTGCTAACGCTTTTGCCATTATATATGTACCATCAAACTCTTGTATTTTTTGACCACCCACATAGAACGCAGCATTATTAATAATAGCCGCACCTAGATACCTCACCCATTGGAACTGGAATT